GTAGCAACATAAAACTTTATCTTAGAATGTCATACTCTGGCCTTAACGATCTATATGAAGCAACTTTGAGGCCTGCTGTGCATATATCAAGAGGAACCAGTAGAGTAGAGTTGACAACAGATTATCCAAACACTGATGATGTGAAATTGTCAGAAGAGTTTGATATAGATTTATCTAAAAGATCTAGAGAGGACATTGATATTGGGAATCCAGACATCATAACAGGGAAGGAGTTAGTGAGAGTGGTTAAGAACTTAGACAGCACATTCACAATAGAAGTGGAGAATGTCACTGACCCAGGTGAGAGTGCATCTTCGATTTCAGTGAACTCGAGCAACACACTGAAGAAGATAGTGCCAGAAGATAAATTTCACAAAACACCTCATGAGATGGTGATGCTGGCCTTGACCGGAAAATTCTTTGAATCTGATGTTCCCTTTAGAACTAGATTTCCATTAGTTCATGATGGACTTGATAGCCAATCACCAGATGATGTCTCTGTTGGTCAAAAGGTCGTGAATGTGTTTGAGCTGAAAACAACGAGAGATGACAAGATGGTCACTCAAAAATATCAAAAAGCGGTTGAGAAATATAAAGTAGCTTTGGAAAATAGATCTCATGAAAAGAACATTAGATATCACATCATGGTGGTGAGTGCTAAAAGAATCTTAACAAACTTAGATCTAGAGGTATTTCCTGAACTAAAGAAAGCAATCTTTGTACATTACCATTTGGGTTGCTTGCTGCTGAACGTCGCAAAAAGATTAGGAATGCCAGACAAAACACCAAAAACAATTAAAGAGATGTTAGGAAGGTTTTGGCAGTCAGTTGATATCGCTTCAGATATCAGTAAAATACCCCAGGATGCTCCAACTCCAATAATCACAAGGTCAATGTTAGAGACATGGGAATTCACCAAAATATCAGACAATGATCAAAGAAAGTTTTTTGACACAATCATGCGAAGAGCAAAAACAGATGTTGTAGCAGGACTTAGAGCAAACAAACAATCAGCTGAACTAGGAAAAAGAATGGAACAAACCTTCTACAAGAAATGGGATGAATTTGGAGAGAGACTGGATAGGAAAGCTCCTATACAAATGCCATTTCTGATTCCCAAGATAATTACTTATCATGACAAGCACTCAATTCTCCCTGATCCAGGCTCTATGCCAGACAATGTGATGGGTAGGCTTTGGAAAAGCGCTTTGACATTTGCTATACATAATCCACAGCACTTTGAGGATAGACTTAAAATGGATTTGCTAGCCAGAGCTGAAATGACGATAGAAGAGTATGAAAAGAGACCTGATAAAAAAGAGAGAAGAGCTTGGCATAGAGCTTATCTGGATATAAACAATCCTGATAGACATCACTTAGCTTACAAAGGATTTCAGGGAAAGAAGTTCAAAGACACAACTGAAGCTCAATCTTACAAAGGACATCAAAAGAAAGCTTTCTCCAGGAATGTTAACAACATTGATCTGGACAACTTTTTGCTCAAAATGCCAGATCTACTAACAAAAAATAAATCAGAAGATGTTAATATTACTAGGCTCAAGACGTATGACTTGTATAGAGAGTCCAAGAAAGTTTTCCCTAACGACATAAGAGAAGCATCAGGTTTCGTGAATGCTTTTGAACACACAAAATTAGGTCAAGCTTTGTCTGTACTTAATTTGATAACAGAGGAGATAAATGTTTCATTGCAGCAATTTTGTAAGCCTGATGAGGTGGTGATGAAGCACTTAGCAATAGAAGGTTTATATCTGATGGTGAAGACAACTAGACCAGATCATAATGCAAGCTTCACTGTCATAGCTGATAAGAAATATTTTGATGCTGTTGGATTACCATTCAAAGACCCAGCTTACTCAAATGACAATTATTGGATATATGATGTGATGACAATTGGCCGACACAAGCTTAGCCACCATTTGTTTCAGATGGAGACAGTAGGATCTCTTTTTGCTATGTGGAGTGAGTTACACAAAGTAAAACCGATGGATGCGATTTCTAATCCGTTGAGGTACCCAGACATTGTTGACCATTTCACGGTTGCATTTCTCACTCTCATGGAAGACAAGCCTCAAACTAGTGAGAATTTGCAAATTATTAGATATGCGTACATGGAATCTTGCAGGTTTTCGATAATTGATCCTCAACCATTGAAGGTTTTGCAGAAGATAACCACGCAACCGAAAAGCAGGTTTTTAGTTTGGTGTATCAACCGAGTAATCAAAACTTTTAAATTGATGACTGTGGTTCCTCCTAAAATAAATCAACCTGACTATAGTGAGCTTAAAACTGATATGGGTGAGCAACTATCAGAGGACTCTGAGTTTTCAGATATTTTTACTGATCCAAAAACTAATGTGTCAGGGGATGTTTTTAAGAACTTGTTGTCATGGGTGAGTTTTAGAGAAATACCGAATTTTGAAATAGCCTTGAACTTGTCTTATTTAGGTTCTCTACACAACAGAGATGAAAGAGACCCGCTTCAAGGATTTCTCAAGATATTTTCAAAAGTCATAAAGGAGGAACTAGCAATGAGAACAGCAAACAGTAGATTTATGGGTTATTCAACTAGTCCAGATTTGGATTACAAGGACCATGAATTTGATTTCAAGTTTGCTATTTATGTTGGAAGAGTGATTAGAAATTACCTAGAGAAGAAGCACTCCAATCATTTCTGGGATCATTTGTATAACAGAGTTGAAGAAGAAGTTGTTAAGAAAACCGCAGAGCATTTCGCAACATTCAAAGCCTCTGCTGTGCCTCAGTCAGAGGAGTTTGATCCAGCAGACAAAAGTTCTCATAGGAGAAAAGCATTAGAGAGTGTAGTGGAATTTCTAAGGGATAAGAAAGGAGATGATGGAGAGCCTCTGCTAACACAGAACGCATTTGAGAGGTTAGATGTGATCATTGATTATATGGAAAAACAAGGAGGGGTAAAAGCTAATCTGTTCGAGAAACCACAGATAGGGGGGACAAGAGAAATATTTGTTTTGGATATGATGTCAAGACTTGGGATTAATTTTCCTGAGACAATTAGCAGAATAATTGGAGATGAATTACCTATGGAAATGCTAACAAAGGGGGAGCTTAAGGTTGTTAAGAGTGATGCCCATTACAACAGAGTTGCAGCTAACAAAAAGCCAGGGGATTCCACTAGCACAATCATCGATTCAGATGATGCCACAACTTGGTGTCAAAGATTTGTTATGCCACTTTTTGCAGCTATTCTGAAACCAATACTGCCAGAAAGATTCTTCAGAATTATTGTTAGAGTTTTGAATTGTGTTACTACCAAAACCCTCGAACTTCCAGCACTACTGTTGAATCAATTTTTGAAATTCGAAGGCATATTCAATTTCGACCAGGGAATGGCAGAGCTGAAAAGACAGTTTTTAGGTATGTCTGAACATCATGATTTAATCAAAGAGAGATTGACAAAGATGCTACAAAACCGTTCTAACATGATGCAAGGCATATTGCATTTCACATCTTCTATAGTTCACTCAGGATATCTGCTAGTAATGTCAAATTTTAACAAGAGTCTGATGTTAATCCTGAAGAGAAGAAGAATTATTTCTCCAGACTCTAGGCTGATTCAAACATCCAAAGCTAGCTCAGATGACTCATCTGTGATAAGAACCATGATCACTAAAGATTCTGATTCTTTTGCTGTTAGTTATGTTCTAACAATAATGAGCAGAGCAAAAAGAGTTGGCTACTCACTTTTGATGATAGAGCAAAGCGATCCAAAGAGTACTAGTGAAGCATTCTCAGGTATAGAGGAATTTAACTCAGTGTGGTATGTCTCAAATACATTAATGACACCGTTAATCAAATTTGTGTATGCTGCCACAAAAGTTAAAGTGATAGCTAGGCTTGATTCGAGACAGAACTTGATGTGTGAACTTAGGAAACAAATCATAGAGAATGGAGGGTCTATGCATCTTTCAGCTATAATTCAAGAATTTCAGTTTTTGATTCATTACTCATGTCTCGGAGCTGTGACAAATCCCATATTTGATGAATACAAAGAAGAGCTGTTGAGGCGACCTCATCCTGCATTAGGGTTCTTCATCTGGGAGCCTGAGTCTCTAAACGGAGTTCTCGGTTATGATTTTGCTCACTATTGTGCTTTGAAAAGGAACACAAAGATGAGTTGTGTTGAGCAGTGGCTTATGACGAAAGAGGGAGTGGAGTTATCAGAGTTTGGAAAACCAACAGTGACAGCTAGTATCATGATAGGGGGAGCTAAGAATTATAAACAATTTCTGAAGAGACTCAAAATTCCAGAGGATTGGAAAAACATTTTGACAAACACAGCTAAACCCTATGAGATGCTTTTTAGACAACCTTACAACAGAGAAGAGTCTATGTTCAACATATATAAGAAGGCAATGACTCCATCATCCTCTGAAGCCTTCTCTTTCCAGGCTGCTTCAAAATTGCATGCAACATCAGTGTACATACTTAACACACCATCAGTGACGATAAATGAGAAAAGATTAAGAGATAGGGGAGAAGTTGAGAAGACATCACTATACTCTTATACAAAATCTGTGCCTAATGTTATAGAGGAGTTGTCTAACAACATGATGCAATTTGTATTCCCTAATTATGAGTTATATGATTTAGTAATAGCAGAAGTAGATTCTATAACCGACTACTTAGCAAGGAAACTGAATTACTGGAGACCAAACAGATTTGTGAGTTTGTCTATGCCCAAAATTCCGCATGTTGCTTCTATATCACTGAAC